CAATAAACTGGTTCGACCTGTCTAGGCTAACCTGTGGATTAGCATAGTACCTTCCCTCGAACTCAGTATATTCGTTAGTCGGTATAATATTGTCCATGAGATAATTATAACCTAGTTTACCTTAATTGGAAATTTTAGTGAAAACCAAAAAGCCACCCATTATAGAGTGGCTAATTGTAAGATAGACTAGGTTAGATTTACTTGTTTCCAGGTGAAAGAATTGCCTGTTCCACCATCATCGTCCAAGCAAACCCAGAGTTCCCATGCCCCGTTATTATTGAAACGATAGAATCGACCAACTGTACCACCATCACTAGGAGTTGGAGTAGCGTAAAGATCACCAGTAGTTATAAAGTCAGATATATAATTTTTCGTGACAACACTGTCAGGACTACCTGACATAGTTCCATTAGAATATACATCGTAGCATCTAATAAATTGTTGCCCATAACTATCTGATGACCCTCCAGAACCATAGCAATAAACGTACCGTTCGTCAGACTGTTGTGGTTGTGGAACAAGTATATAGTAAGAATAGGTATAACTAGCATCAAATGATGATGTACTTTTTGAAATATAGACAGGTATTTTATTACCTTCACTTCTGCTACCATTGTTTACATAATAATTACCAAAAGGTAATAACCACATAGCTACACAGTTGAAATTAGCAGGGTCTGTATCATTCCAGTTATTAGAGTTTGCGTTAAACGAATTCTCAGTTAATTCTATCGCAGATGAACCACCTCCTCCACCAGATTGAGCGAGTTCATTGATTGCTGCTACCGCACTGGTTTTATCGGTAGTAGTAAGTGTAGATAGGTCACCGATTTTGTTGTTTAATACTCTACCTTGGTTAGCAGAGAGAGCACTAGAAGTACTTGAGCTAGTTAAATTATCTGCTACATTAGACGGGAGTAAATATGACGTCCAAGAGTTACCATTGCTTGTTTTTCCAACAAAACTAGCACTACCCGATTTGTAGATGTAAACGACTTTACTGCTATCTTCACTGGTGATAACTGCATAATTGCCTTTGTCCATTCGCTGGTTAGAATTAAAACCGACATCCCCTGCATATACAGAGATTGATTGATTAAGAGTATAAACCCCATTAGGCAATCGCCATAATGATACACGATTAGGGTTACTTGCAGGATAGTTGTAGTCTGCAGAGGTAAGTTCTTTGATTGCACTTCCGCCACTGCCAAGCTGTTCATACGACAACGAAGTATAGCTTCTCGGAATGTCTTCTTCAAGCTCTGGGTCAAAATACTCCTCAGTCACTTTAGTCTGTCCAATATATATTTCTGGAGTATTGGATGCCCCATTTAGTTTAGTGATTACGAACCCATATGTTGTTTCCAGCGGCTCAGTATCAAAGTTTATTTCTGCGACACTATTTTGAAAATAACCAGAAAACTCAATATAGTTAGTTTCAGAATAATAGAGTTTAACGCCATTCTCATCAGCAAGATAAATAACATTGCTTGCAAAAGTATCGCCAACTATGTAGCCATCTGGATTATCTTCTGGGAAGTTAGGTTGCATCGTATAGTTAATGTCTACAATACTGTGTGACCCACTAACTAAGTCAGTTACCGCCCGTTGGCTCATAATTTGAGTTCTAGAACTACCGCCGTATTGCACTAAATCTGCACTGATTGTGCCATTTTCGATGACGATGCCATCACCTGCTGTATAAGAACTACCACCGCCACCGCCAGAAATCTCGCCAATGAAGGTCCAGGTATCTGGGTTCTTAGTAAACCGATAGTAAGTTGAATTGCCGCTATGTGTTTCATCTTGCAAAACACGAATTATATCGTTTTCAGTCAAATGTTGCGTATCATATGCCTGCAAATCAGCATAAGTATCCACAATGTCGACCACATCTGGATTATTTTTTAATTCTTCCACCTCGTCTTCTACATTCTGTACTCTATCAATAGCATCTAAAATGTATTGTTGAGTTTTAGTATTGCAGCACCCCCTGAACTCATCGCCACTACCGCCATTACCGAGTATGTTCAGCATGGCCTCTGTCTTAGTGTCGCCACTTGCCATTATTCGGCTCCTTTCTCTTTTAATTCATCTTTATAATAATACGGGACAAAGCCTGGGCCACAATAATACTGCTCATCTGGCCGTATGATATAAATTGGCTTACTTTTAAGAGGCATGCCCCTCCTTTATTAACACTGGGATACCCTCTGCGCTATAGATATACACAGCCCCACTTGCCTCATACTCAACTATTGCGTTAGAGTAGGCTCCCTTGGTTGGAGTGGTTGTGCTTTCTAAGGCAGCTGGGATATTAACATATCTTAGCCCACAGCAGCAAGGTTTCTTCTTGCAGTTCACTTGTGGGCATTTTTTTGTTTCCCAACATTGTCGATTATAGTTCTGTTCCATGACCTTATTATACCAACTGCAATCAGAAACAAGAAAAATACCCCTTCTTCATAGTGTGCACGGGGTATTTTCTAACAACTATCCTTTCAAGTGGAGTGTGAAAGGAGACATATTAAGTATACCAAATTATTTCTTGTTTAAAGAATTTTTGATGAACTCTTCTGCATCCTTAGTGCGAGGATGATTAGGCTGCATAATGACCTGATACGCTTGGTCGATGTTGTCGATTTTGTCACCGACTGTAATGTAATCCACGGTAGGAGCGCTAGACGCATTTGGTTCAGTTTCAGTCGGTTTAGCTGGAACCGTCTGCGCCTTAAGGTCAAGGTACATCCTGACTTTTTGGTCGTTGATTGAACCGTCCTGATTCAGAGCCTGAATGCCGAATGCCGCCATCTCTTTGAGATAGTCACCGTTACGAATACCATCAGCGATGGTCTCATATTTTTTCTCATCGGCGAGAGATTTGAAATACTGCTCAGCTAAAAATTCTGACGCAGTAATTGCCCCTTGAGGAGTTTGGAAGGTTGTTTCTTCCTTTGGTTGTGAGGTGGGTTCTGTTTTCTGTGACTCAGTTGGAGCCTCAACCGGTCTTTCTGGGTTTGAGATTTTAGATTTTACTTTTTCAAAACCACCATTAGCTTTGAAGAACTTATCCATTTCAGCTAGCTGCTCGCTAGTGAAACCGTGCATATCTGGAGCCGGAGCTGGTTCTTGGTTAGTAGTTTGTGGAGCTTCACTCTCAGGAGCTTTCGGTGCTTCTGCGGGTGCATCTGTTGGCGCATCTGCCATGATGATTCCTTTCTTGTTAAGTTAATAACTTTATTATATCACGCATTCTTCGCAGCTTCACGTGCTTCGTCACGTTTACGAATCTCATGCAAGATAGAGCGTACCTGAGCAATATCACCTAAGTTGGCAAAGAGAAGCTCAGTCGTCCCCTTTTCTACTGCTGTCCGATAGTTTTTGAGAACACCAGCCATTATTGAGTCTAGATAAGCTACAATCTGTTCGCTTGAATACTTATCCACAATATCTTTAGCAATATCCATTACTTTACCTTCTTTCCTCTCCTTAATTGGCTTAAGCGAATTGCTAAGCCCTGTTTTTGTGCCTTCTTTTTACTGGTATATTTTTTGCCGGTGGTCCCATATTGCCACTTATTCCCGACTTTCCTTACAGGCATGCGCCTCCTTTCTTTTTAAATTATAGCAAACGTTGAATGTTTCCTTCCCTCGATAGCCCTCGCATCTAGTGTCCCTGCATAGATGCACAAAGCCATCACAAGATCGTCATGAGCCTTACCTCGAGCCGCCATCCTGACGTACTTCGTCCCATCTGTTCTAGTCTTCACGATTTTCACAAAATTATGTAGCTCGTCTAACGTTTCTTGGTCATGGATAATAACTGTCTCTCTATCCAGGGTGGCAGATAGGGCATCTATAAACCTCTCTTTAGACGACACAGTAGTCCTGAGACCAGGTATTCTATCGGCTTGGTTTTTCTTATTCTGGTAATACCACTTATAATACCTACGAGCATTCACAGCCACGATAAACCCATTAGCCACGTTTATTTCTGGGCATAACTCTGCTTTATTATAAATAGTGCCAACAGATACAGCCCAGTCAGCGTAGTCCTCGTCTTGGAGCCCTCTCTCTCTAAATACGGCCACCTGCTCATTATTGGCTACGTCCATCACATGAAAAGCGAAGTAGTCAGTGTCCTCACTCTGGGCAGTAATTGGGTCAATAGCTATCCTGTACTTGTGTCCATATAGAGGCTGTTTAAAAATCACCAGGGGAGAGACCTCCGTTTCCTGCGCCTCCACCTTGTTGGTAGAATTGTCTGTGATAATACGATAATTCTTCCCTGGCAGGATATTCTTCTTCTGTTTTTCAAGTGCGTCTTCGCTAAACACCATTTTATCAGACGTCATATTGATGATGTCATCAATGCTGCTAGGAAACTCATATCGCATTTTGGAAGTACGTAGAGCACGAGTATGGTACCACCCGAGCTTATCAAACCACTGGTCTCTCGGTATTCCCCACTTCTGCATCTCAGGGACAATAACCTCTTTATCATACTCAGTCATATCCTCCTCGGTAAATCCGAGCCCATCTCCTTCTCTCCCATAAACCAAGAACCAAGGGATAAAAATTAGCTCGATATCCTCTGGATTATCGAGGGCGAGCTTAATCTTATCTAGAAAATAGTTAGAGAGGCGGTCAGAGAAGGTGCCGATA